TCCCTACAACTAGAGCGCGTCCAAATTCTCAGACGCTTCTTACCTCTAATGCAGGGGACGCTTTCTCGGTAGTCTTAAATGGCATGAGAGAAAGAGCTCTAGAAAACCCTCCTAAGACTTTCGGGTTTTACGAGTACTCAGCTCCCCAATATTGCAAAATAACTGACCGAGCAGGTTGGGCTCAAGCAAACCCAGCACTCGGCTACACGATTACGGAGGAAGCCCTTGAAGAAGCTGTTGCTACAAGCCCTATTGAAAACACTAGAACTGAGTTGCTATGTCAATGGATTGATTCTCTCAGCTCTCCTTGGCCTCACGGAGTCCTTGAGGACACGTCCGATGCCTCGCTCACGATTCCTGTCGGCGGCTATACAGTCTTTGCTTTCGATGTGTCTCCTTCTCGCCGCAATGCAAGCCTCGTTGCTGGTCAGATATTGCCTGACGGCAGAATTGGCGTTGGGATTCTCCAGACGTGGGAAAGTCAGATAAGCGTTGATGATTTAAGAATTGCAGCTGACATTAAAGGCTGGGCTGACCAATATCGTCCTCGACAAATTTGCTTCGACAAATACACGGCACAGTCAATCGCTGACCGCCTGACCAATGCTGGACAGATGACGATGGATATCTCTGGTGCTGCCTTCTATCAGGCTTGCGGTGATCTCTTGGATGCTTTGGTCAATCACAGACTCGTTCACTCAGGCCAAGAGAACTGGGTACAGCAAATGAATAACTGCGCAGCTAAGACTAATGACTCATCGTGGCGCATTGTTAAACGTAAGAGTGCTGGAGATGTATCGGGTGCAATCTCTACGGCCATGGTTGTCCATCAATTAACGAAACCACAACAGGTAGCGGCAATCTACTCGGAATGACCTACATGTAGTGTATAATTGCGACCTATGGGTCTCTTTTCACGTAAGCCAGAAGTAATGAAGGCGCAAGAAGCGCCACAGATAATGAATGATGGTTTCTATACCTTCAACAATTATTTTCCAGCAATCGTTTCACGCGAGATGGCTTTGAACGTCCCTGCGATTAAACGCTGCCGTGATCTTATCTCTGGCACAATCTCTAGCATCCCTTTAGAGTATTACAAGAAGTCCACAGGCGAAATGATTACTGCTCCTCGATGGGTTGAGCAACCTTCTATTCACCAGCCTCGTTTCTTGACTATGTATTTCACGCTAGACAGTCTCCTTATGTACGGTCAGGCGTTCTGGCAGATTACTGAAGTCTATGCTGAAGATGGTCGCATGGCTCGCGCTAATTGGATTGCAAACACTCGCGTAAGTTTCCTAACTGATCCTACAACTCAATTCGTAACGCAATACAGCGTTGATGGTAAGCCCGTCCCTATGGCTGGTCTTGGTTCGCTTATTACATTCCAGAAAGATGAAGGCATCCTAGGCATTGGTGCGCTAACAATTAAGGCTGCTCTCGATGCACAGAAAGCAGCTAGTGTTGCACTTGCTACACCTTCTGCAACTGGCTTCTTAAAAAATACAGGCGCAGACCTTCCACCACAAGAAGTCTCCGGACTTCTATCAGCTTGGAAGCGCGCCCGTCAGAATAACGGCACAGCCTATCTGACTTCTACTATTGATTACCAAGCAATTGGATTTAGCCCTAAAGATATGGCTTATCAGGATGCAATCCAAACAAATGCGACTGAATGCGCACGTCTTTGCTCTGTTGATCCTTACTATGTCTCTGCATCAATGAACACAACAATGACTTATGCAAACGTGCAAGATGAGCGCAAGCAGATGGTCGCCTTTACTCTCCAGCCTTATGTCTCAGCAATTGAGTCACGCCTATCTATGGACGATATCTCTACAGCAGGTCATTACGTCAAGTTCTCCCTAGATGACACATTCTTACGCACAGAACCAATGGAGCGACTTCTCGTTCTTGAGAAGATGCTTGGGCTTGGTCTCATTACAACTGAACAGGCAATGGAAATGGAAGATTTAACTCCTAACGGAAGCGAGAACGGAATCTAATGGAAACCCTATACATAGAAGCTGCATCTATTGAGTGCAACGAGGATCGCCGAGAAATCTCTGGCAAAATCGTGCCAATTGGTACAGGCGAAGTTGGTAACACTAACCTCGGCGCTTACACCTTTGAGGCTGGCTCAATTGAGATTGGCGATGTCAGCAAAATTAAACTGCTATCACAGCACGACATGAAGAAGCCTATTGGTCGCATGATTGCGGCTGAAACTCGCGCAGATGGCATCTACGCCACATTCAAGTTATCCCGTAGCACAGGCGGCAGCGATGCCCTCCTAATGGCACAAGAAGGATTGGTCTCAGGGCTCTCAATCGGAGCAGAAATCATTTCATCAAAGCCATCACGCGATGGTCACACAGTCGTATCGGCTGCTAAGTTAAAAGAAGTTTCTCTAGTCACAGAGCCAGCATTTAAGTCTGCTCAGGTATTAGAGATCGCGGCAGAGGAAACACTCCCTGTCGAAGAAACCCCAACTACAGAAAGCGAGACAGTTTCCGTGGAAATCACAGATACAGTTGAAGCAACACCAGTAGAAGCTGCGGCTGTGGAAGCTGCTCGTCCTACTGTCACAGCAATGGCTTACACAAAGCCACGCCTTGATTTCTCAGCTCCAAAGCAATTGGAAATGACAATCAGAGCATCACTCGGATCAGATGAAGCACGCGAATATGTCCGCGCAGCAGCTGATACAACAGACAACGCTGGCCTTATCCCAACACGCCAGCTCACAACAGTAATCAACGGACTTGCTAACAACACACGTTCAGCAATCGATGCAATCTCTACAGGCGTATTGCCAGATGCAGGAATGTCTTTCGAAATTCCTAAAATCACAACACTTCCAACAGTTGCAGAGACAGCAGAAGCTGGCACACCATCTAACACAGATCAGGCGTCATCATTCGTCACAGTATCAGTTAAGAAGTATGCTGGACAACAGCAGTTCTCAGTTGAACTTTTTGACCGTTCTTCACCACTATTCATTACAGAATTGATGAATAACATGGCAGCACAGTATGCAAAGGCTACAGACCTAGCGGTTTACACAGCACTTGCAGCTGGAGCATCAGCAGATGCAACAACACTGACAACATATCCAACAGCAGCAGAATTGCTTGGATTCGTATCACGTGGCGCAGCTTCTGTTTACACAAACACACAGGGCTTTGCTCGCAACATCCTTGCTAACACTTCACAGTGGGCAAACCTCATGACATTGAATGATTCAGGTCGTCCAATTTACATGGCTGCACAGCCATCAAACGCTGGCGGCGCAGTACGTCCAGACAGCATCCGCGGTAACGTGGCTGGTCTTGATCTCTATGTCTCTGCAAACGTCCCAACAGACAACAACACAGACAAAGATGATTCAATGCTAATCATCAACCCAACTGCGTACACATGGTACGAGTCACCAACTTACCAGCTTCGTGCTGACGTAATTGCTTCAGGCGAAATCCTTGTTGCAATGTACGGCTACGGCGCAATCGCAACCAAAATTGGTGCGGGCGCTTTCGGTATCAACAAGACTTAATCCATAAGCAATACCCTAAGTCGCTTAGAGGGGCTGCCAGAGCCCTTGCAGTCCCTCTAAGTCTTTAGAAAGGATAACAATGAGCACAACAACAGTTGCAGAACTCCGCACAGCTCTCGGCGTAGGCACTCTCTACACCGATGCAGTCTTGCAATCAGTCTGCGATGCTGCTGACAATGTCTTGTTGCCTTTTCTATGGAAGAACCAACAGCCTATTGTCGCTCATGGCAATGTAGGCACAGTTGGCACTCTCTACTTTGATGAAGATATTCGCGAAGTTTTCTATGTCGGTCAATCAGTAACTATTACTAATACAGGTACTAAATACAACGGTACTAAGACAATTACTTCAGTCGGTATTAAAGAGTTCAGCATTACCACAACCCATACAAGCGATAATCCTCGCCACACAGTTGTGCCTTTTGGTACAGCCGCGGCCGAGACTTATGTAGATTACACAACCATCCCAGCAATCCAAGAAGCCAGCCTCATGATCTCAATCGATATCTGGCAGAGCCGTCAAGCTCCTTCTTCTGGTGGCGTGTCAATCGATGGCTTTACTCCTAGCCCTTACCGTATGGGCAACACACTCTTAGCTCGCGTTCGTGGCTTGCTTGCTCCATATCTTGACCCTCGTTCTATGGTGGGCTAATGCCAGCCATAACCACACTCCGCGCTTCAATTGCAGCAGCTCTTACCGATAACACAAAGTGGTCGGTATTCTCATATCCTCCTGCAACTCCTATTGCTAACAGCGTTATTGTCTTGCCTGCTGATCCTTACATTGTCCCTAGCAACAATGACTACACAGCGATTGCACCCTTGGCTAACTTTAAGATTTCTATCCTTGTCCCATTGCTTGACAATGAGGGCAACCTTGCTGGCATAGAGACCGACATTATTCGAGTCTTTGCGCTTCTAGAAGCCTCCAGCATTGTATTTAACGTAGGAAGCGTAAGTGCGCCTAGCGTCCTGTCAATCGCTTCTGGAGATTTACTGACTTGCGACATTGCAATCAGTACCCTTACGGAATGGAGCTAATCGATGGACGATTGGACAAAGGAGCAAGCCGACTTTCTAATCAAGATCGGTCAGTTACCACCAGCAACAAAATCAGCACCACAACCATCAACTAAGAAAGACGAGGAATAACCGAAAATGGCAGTATTCTTAAGCAACTTGGTAGGCGTCAAGGTTAACTCTGTCGATCTATCAGACCACGTTACATCAGTAACACTCAACCGCAACTTCGATGAACTCGAAGTAACAGCAATGGGCGATTCAGGACACAAGTTCGTTAAGGGACTTGAAGCATCTTCAATCACTCTAGACTTCCTGAACGACACAGCAACAGCTTCAGTCCTTCAGACACTTCAGGCAGCATGGGGAACTAACGTAACAGTGGTTCTTCTTCAGTCAAAGGGAACAGCAGTATCAGCGACTAACCCTCTCTATACAGCTACATGCCTTATCAACAACACTACAGATATTAACGGCGCAGTTGGAGACCTCGGAACACAGAGCCTCACAATGAACGTTTCTGGTACTGTGGCAGTTGCTACAACAGGTACTTTCTAACCAACTAAGTCAGGGGCTAAAATGGCAAAACTCAAAGTCACAAGGGCAGACAACTCAGTAACAGAGTACGAAATTACTCCACTGATTGAGTATGCCTTTGAGCAATACGCCAAGAAGGGCTTTCACAAAGCCTTGATTGAAGATCAGAAGCAGTCAGATGTTTACTGGCTGTGCTGGGAAGCAATTAGACGTTCGGGTGAAACAGTCAAACCTTTCGGGGAACAGTTCCTTGAGACCCTCAAGTCAGTTGAGGTCTTAGAGTCTGACCCTTTAGGGTAGATCGGAACTCCCTCACCTATCTCGCAGCTCGCTTGAGTTACGAGTATGGAGTTCCCTTCCAAACCATTGTCGAACTATCGCCAATGGCGTTCAAGGCACATGTAGATGTCCTCAAGGACATAGCGAAGGAGCGAAGCGATGCCAGTAAAACTGCAAGGCGCGGTCGCTCTTCGTAAAGCATTGGCTGTTGTTGAACCAACCTTAGCCAAAGAAGTAAGCAAAGAGATTGGCTCGTTCCTTAAGCCAGTAGTTACAACTGCTCGCGGATTTATGCCTAGCAATGAAGCTGCACCTAGTGGCTGGCTGAAGCGTCCTAACGCTGGTGGTCGCTGGGCTAATCGTTCCTATGACGTTGCAGAGGCTCGCAAGGGCATAACCTTTAAGTCCACACCTAGCAAGCCTAATCGCAATGGATTCTCAGCACTTGCATCTATCTTTAACAAATCTGCTGCTGGCGCTATCTATGAAACAGCAGGACGCAAGTCAGGCGTTACTGGCAAGTTCACTCCTAAGCTGGGCGGACAGTTGGTAGGTAAAGGTCAGAAGATGACAGGCCGTGCAATCTTTAGAGCCTTTGAGGATGATCGTGGCAAGGCTCAAGACGGAGTCGTAAAGGCAATCTTTAAGGCTAAGGATAAGTTTGACTCGATGAAGGATAAGGTCTAATGGCAGATTTAAGAATTGACTTAGCCGCCGAGTTCAAGGGCAAGAAGGCTTTTAAGGAAGCCGACAAAGCCATATTCGGATTAGATAAGAGAGTTGTCCAACTAGGTAAGAGCCTTGGCTTAGCACTAGGTACTACAGCAATAGTTCGCTATAGCAAAGAGGCTGTAAAGGCTTTCGCAGCTGACGAAGCAGCAGCTCGCAGACTAGCAACCGCAGTCGATAACTTAGGACTTTCATTCTCGCAGAGCCGTGTCTCTGAGTTTATCGCTAACCTAGAGCAGTCCTCCGCTATTGCAGATGACGTTCTACGTCCAGCCTTTCAATCATTATTAACAACCACAGGATCACTAACCAAGTCTCAAGAGCTGCTCAATAATGCAATCCAGATAAGTCGCGCAAGTGGCATAGAACTTGGCACAGTAGTTGAGGACTTAAACAAGGGTTATGTGGGAGTCACTCGCGGACTCATCAAATACAACACAGGACTTACAAGGGCAGAACTACAAACCAAATCATTTAATGAAATTCTAGGCGTTGTCCTTGCAAAGTCTGCTGGCTCTGCGCAGGCTTATCTTGAGACTACTTCCTTCAAGCTCGATGCTCTCACTCTTGCAGGAGAGAACGCCAAAGAGACAATCGGCGCAGGGCTAGTAGATGCCTTTGCCCGTATTGCAGGAGGCTCAGAAACCTCAGATGCAGTTAAGGCTATTGACAATATTGCTAAGGCAATCAACGGCGTTACAGCAGCTACAGGCTTCCTTGTAGGTGGCTTGGTTAAACTTTACAAAGGGCTTGACTTCCTTACCACATTTGGTGGATTAACTGGGGCTAATGGATCACTAGCAACAATGCTAGAACCTAAGCCTTCAACCAATCGCTCTGCATCTCCAGCAGGTACAGCCGCTAGAACAGCACAGCAACGCGCAGCAGAAGCGGCAGCAGCTAAGCGAGCCAAGGAATTAGCAGCACTTACAAAGAAGCAAATTAACTCACAGAAGTCACTTACACTTGAGCAGAAAAAGCAAAACGCACTGAAGAAGGCTGGGTCAATTTTTGACTTAGACCAGATTCAGATTATTGCTGCACTCAAGGGACAACTTTCGGAGCAAGATCGTAAGCGTCTTGAACTTCAGTTTGCTTTACTTCTAGGCAATGAGGAAGAAGCATCACGCCTCACATACCAATTAGCAAAGGCTCAAGGACTAGGCGAGCAGATTGCTCGCGACCTAGCAAGCCTTCCAATGGCTAACAATCCCTTTGCCTCATGGGAAGCCTATCTTGACAAGATTGCAGAGAAGGCTCGTCAAATTGCAAGCCTTACAGTCAATGCGCCACTAGGCACAGCAGCCGCAGCAGCAGCTTCAAGTGGCATGGTCTCGACCAACGTATCTACCAACGTCCCAGTCACAGGCTTTACGCCTCCTCCTACTGGCACATACGGCACACCTATCGGAGCAGTCCAAGGCCCTCAAGTAATCGAGTTAAAGATTACAGGCGATGGAGACTTGACCAACACCATTGCAAAGAACCTTATGCAGCAGAGCCTTTCAACTGGCAACCAGACTTACGTGAACCGTAGAACTGGTGGCTTTGAGTAATGGCATTACCTGCACAGATAGCGGTTACTTTCGACTTTAGCTCTGGTGCAACATTTGGGGCAGGGTTCGTCATAGGATCACCAGACAACGGCGTTATCGGGGTCAATACTTTCGGTGCATCTGACGTAGTTATCCCTACAGTTGATTTAACTCCTAACGTGTATTCAATCTCAATCCGCCGTGGTCGCAATATCATGAAGGACACCT